TGGAATGTCTATTGCAGCAACTGGATCTGTTAGAAAAGATATGGAAGATATGCAGGTGTCTTTAATTAGAGGTCATTCTCATAGGATTGCTTCACACATGGTTACTTACGAGCTTAGAAATAAAGGCAAAGGAGAAACTTTACGTGGGTATGAGATTGGCCACATGTGTGATGAAAAGGGTCCAGGTATGAAATATACACAGCATCATGACTGGCAAAAAGGATTTGCAATAGCTCATATTGAAAATGGAAAGTATCCACACGTTAATATGATACACGTATCTCCAGATTATACTTGTGTAGTAGATGGAAAGTTATTTCAGGTATGATTAAATGCAATAAATGCGGTGGGAGAGTATTTGTAGACAGAGTATTTTCTCAAAAAATGCATATGGAATTGTTTTGCATCATGTGCGGCAAGCGCTGGATGATGAATAAAAGTACAAATAAGATGGGCAAATGGCTAGAGACACTAGAAGAAAATCACTCAAAGAAGTACGGTATTTCTTCTTAAACGAAAAAATACACAAGACTCTTAGCTTATCTAGAGCTAAAGATCAACTAATTGCTTGGTCGTATTTAGATAAGAAAAGAATGCTTTACCCATATTCAGAAGTAGATAAAAATATGGGCAGTGCGTATAGTATTGTTCAGGTTGCCTCAATGTTAAATAAACATAGGGTTACGATACAAGAATATATTCTAGAAGGAAAAATTAAATCTCCACAAAAAATTTATCCTATAGGTAGTGCTTCAGAAGATGTTTGGTATAAGTATATGTTTAGCGATAAAGATATATTAGATTTACATCAATATATATTAGAGGCAGGGCATTCTAAAAATGTTCCGTCTAAGGCAGAATTATTGGCCCTTCTCAAACACAGCTTTATATTGTATACTAAGACCGTTGATGGCTTTGTACCAGTATGGAAGGCGGAGTAATGAATTCTTGTGAAGAATGCGGTAGGAATTTAGGTGCAAAAGCTAAGGTGTATCCAGTTATTATGCAGCCAGATATTTTTGCCATTTGCGTTAAATGTATTAGTAAGTTTGAGTTTACTGCAGTATGGAAGGCGTAATAATGAGTTACAACGCAATATATACACTTGAGACTGGTGCTTCTAAAAAACGTAAAAGAGAAAAAGAAGTTGAGGAGTGGAATTCTAAGAACGGCCCCGTTATAATAAAGAAGGTAGAAGATGGAAAAAAGTAGGTTAGCTACCTGTGATATTTGTAAACGGGATATAGAAGTTCGCTGGGGAATATTTGCCAGCGATACATTAACTAGACATAAGAAGGCGGAGCATAAATGACAACAAGAGTAAAGGTTGATCTTTCTTTTACCAGAAATCTTGGTAATTATGAAAGCATCAGGATAAATGTTGGCATAGAAGATGATGCCCGTTCTGGAGAAACAGTTGATATTGCTACGGAAAGAGTTTACCAATTTGTAGAAAAAAAGCTAATTGAAAAAATTGGTGAAATAGAGAAAGAGCTGAAAAGTGGCAAATAACAGAGAGCCATATATCCTTATGACAAATTACCAAAATCTTTATAAAGAAAGATATGGCAGGCTTCCTGTATTAAATAAATTTAGAGAAAAATGGGCCATGCAGGATGTAATTGATAGCGTAGGATTTCATAAGGCAAATGACTTGTTGAATTATTATTTTAGCCTAGAAAAAACAGGGCACCCACTACAATTCTTTTATTATAACTTTGATAAAATGGAAAATGCTAGAATAGAGTTACAAAAGGATATTGAGACACGCCGACTACTGCGAGAGTCTACTAAAAAGATGGTGGAAGAGGGCGGGCTATGAATACAGAAGCAACACTAATTTCTGCTATATGCAAGAATAAAGATATAAGCACTGTTATGGCAGAAAATGTTGATGAGCTATTTACCTCTCACGGAGATGTTTGGGATGGTCTAAAGTCTTATTATAATAAGTTTAAGGCTATACCAGAAATTGGAATCCTACAAGAAAAGTTTAAAGACTTTGAGCCAGACCTAAATGCAACTGCAGAGACTGCATATTACCTAGATAACCTAAAGAATGAATTCTTATCTAGCAGACTAAAAAGTATTTTAATTCGTGGCGGATCAATGCTTAAAGAAGATGTCGCTTCTAGGGTTATTGCCGAACTTCAGTCCCAGCTTTCTAGCTTAAATAAATATACGAATAATGTCCGTGACCTAGATATAACTGATGCAGATAAAGCAATTAAGCATTTAGAGGCTCTAAAGGCCCGTACAGCCGAGATGGGAGGTTCTCCAGGCATTAAGACTGGGTTCCAGTCAATTGACCTTGCATACCCCACTGGAATGGCTCCAGGACACCTTATAGTGGCTATTGGCTGGCCAGGGAAAGGAAAGACATGGTTTACATCCTACCTTGCCTGCAAGGCATGGGAGCAGGGATTTAAGCCTATGATTGTTTCTCTTGAAATGACACCAGAAAATATGCGTGACAGAATTTATACAATGCTTGGCTCAGGTTTATTTAAGGCTAGCGATTTTGCAAAGGGTGATATTAATATTGACGATTTTAGAACCTGGTCGGGGAAAAAATTTGTAGACAAGAATAAGTTTATTTTAGTATCAAATGAAGGCTCTGGTAATGTAACTCCAAATGCTATTCAGGCTAAGATAGATCAACACAAGCCAGACATTGTTATTCTTGATTATCATCAGTTGTTTACTGATAATAATAATTCAAAGGCTCCTACAGAGCGCAATATGAATATTTCTCGTGAATTTAAAAATTTAGCAGTAAGGAATAATATTCCTATTATTGATATTACTGCTGCTACAGCAGACGATATTACAGACCAAGATAACCCTCCTATGATGAGTCAAGTTGCTTGGTCAAAAGCAATTGAATACGATGCAGACATGGCTATGGCTATTCATAAGTACAAGGGCACAGACATGATCGAAATTGTTTCTAGAAAAAATAGACACGGACACGACTTCGGTGTATTCCTAGATTGGGATATTAACAGGGGTATTGTCAAAGAGATTTACGAAAATCCGTTTGCAAATGACGCACAAAAGAATTAAAAGGTTTCAAATTGAGGTAGAGTTTAATGACGATAGTCAGATTATAAGCTTAAGACCTCAGTACGAAAACTTATTAATACAAGATATGCGTGGTAAAGGATACGTAAGAGTATTAGATATTGATCCAGCTTTTTCAATAGAGTTTACTGGAGCAACATGGAGATTCTTAATGACTCTTCACGGGATATATGTGGGAAGGAAGAAAGCATGGCAATTCGAGGGTATAACTCAAAACAAATTGATACCAAGGACTACGCCCCAAGCCATATTAAATCAGTCTTAGCTGAAATAGGACTTAATATTGTTGGCGCAACAGGCAATGATTTCCTATGCTACTGTCCATTTCATTCTAATAGGCATACGTCTAGTTTTAGCGTAAGCCAAACATCTGGGGCATTTATATGCTTTAATCCTGCATGTGGGGAAACTGGAACTTTAATTGATTTAATTAAACGTACTATGGATAAGAATGACTTTCAAGCGTTAAGATTAATTGCGGCTAAAGAAACTGAATCGTTAAATAATTTTGATAGCCTAATGGAAGAAATGCTTTCAGAAAAACCATCTTTTGATAAATTTTCACAAGAAACATTAGATAGACTTCATTCCGATCTTGCTGGTAACGGTAATGCCAGAACCTATTTAGAGTCTAGAGGTATTAGCGTAGAGTCTATGAAACACTTTGGTCTTGGCTATTCGCCATCAATGAATATGGTTGTTACTCCAGTTCATAGCCCAGATGGAATTCCAATTGGAATAGTCGGAAGGTCTATTGAGGGCAAGTCTTTTAAAAATAGCACAAACTTGCCTAAGAGCAAAACTCTATTTAATATTCACAGGGCTAAGAAAATTGGTGACCAAGTAATAGTTTGCGAATCTAATTTTGATGCAATAAGAATTCACCAAGCGGGCTTTCCAAATGTTGTTGCTACACTGGGAGGATTTTTATCTAATGAACAGCAGTCTTTATTAAACAGACATTTTAATAAGATAATTATTATGACTGATGCTGATGAAGCTGGCAGAGAGTTAGGTAAATCTATTTCTAGTAAGCTACGCAACAAAGATATTTCTTGGGCTTCTTTTGGATATCGTGAAATATACCCAAATAAGGCTAAGGATGCTGGAGATTTAACCGAAGAAGAAATAAAAACATGCATAAAAAAATCCGTATCAGATATTGAATATCGCTCATGGATATGATATACTAAAACAACAGATGGATTTATACCGTCAACTATATAAAAAGGAGATACAATGAGTATCGTAAAAGGTCTAAAAGACTTAAACAAAGCACTAGATAAGCCTACCTACAGTGGTGGGGATGAAAATAAAGGCCGTTGGTTAAAGATTGAGGATGGAGAAAGCGTAAAAGTTCGTTTCTTGCAAGAACTAGATCCTGATTCACCAACATATGATGACAAGCTTGGTTGTGGGTTTATTGCATTAGAGCACACAAATCCAAAAGATTACCGTCGCAAGGCTCTAGATACAATGGAGACAGAAGGACGTGACTGGGCAAATGAACAACATCGCAAGGATCCAAAAGCTGGCTGGAAAGCCAGAACTCGTTTGTACATTAACGTCTTGGTAGACGATGGCAAAGAAGAGCCTTATGTAGCAATTCTTTCACAAGGAACAAGTGGCAAGACAATCACACCTACCTTAATTGAATATGCTGGCGAAATGGGAAGCATCACAAACTTGATGTGGAGAATTAAGCGTAACGGTTCAAAGACAGACACAAGCTACACGATTATTCCATTAGGTAAGGATGAAGCTCCATTTGATTTTTCTAGTTTAGAATTATATGACCTAGAAAAGACTGCAGTTCGTCACGTTACCTATGCAGAGCAAGAATCTTTCTACATGGGCGAAGGTGGAAATCAAGAAGAGTCTTCTGCTTCAGACAGCAATTTAGTCTGGTAACTATTTATAGTCAGGGGCAGTCTATTGACTGCCCCTGCTTTATTTAGTAGAATAACATTATGCTAACATATGAAATCCCAGACCCATTTGAGACATTTGTTGCTAATAAATATAAACACTATAAAGGCATGCTGTACGATTTCTTTACAAAAGAATGGTATTTAAAAACTGCATGTTGCGGAGAAAAGCTTTACGCACCAAACAAAAAAACTATGATTAAGATAAGACTTTATCATACAAGAAACGAATGCATGGGCGGATATTAATGAGTTTTACACATCTCCACGTTCATTCATACTATTCATTAATGGATGGACTAAATTCACCTAAAGAATTATGTCAAGCGGCGTTAGATGCTGGACAAACTGCGATTGCAATTACAGACCATGGCACTCTCTCTTCACATAGAGATATGCAAATTGCCGCAAAGGAAACTGGCATTAAGCCAATTCTTGGTGTTGAGGCGTACATATCTCCAACCGATAGATTTGATAGATCATCTAAAACCGATAAATCTATTCAGGCCTATAACCATATTATTTTGCTAGCGAAAAATAAAAAGGGGCTGGAGAATATTAATATATTGCAGGAGCTTGCTTGGAACGAAGGTTTCTATCATAAACCACGTATTGATAGGGAGATATTAAATGAATATAGTGAAGGTATCATTGTACTTTCTGGATGTCTCAATGGTCTTATGTCTAAGGCTATTGAAAAAGGAGAATTTGGAGAGGCCAAACTTCTTTTACAAAATTTTAAGAAAACTTTTTCTGAAGACTTTTATGTTGAGGTACAGTCTCACAACCCGCCAGAAATAAATGCAAAGCTACTAGATCTTGCAGATGAACTTGGCATTAAGGCGGTAGCAACAGGAGATGCCCACTTTGCCAAAGAAGAAGATAGAATACTAGAAGAAGCACTACTTATCTTATCCACATCTCCTAAAATTGACAAAGACTCAGACTTTGAAATGTCACGCAACATTAAAGACATGATGGAAAGATTTAACTATCTATACCCAGACCGTAGAATTTCTTTCCAAGACTATAATTTGTTTATTCAGTCTAGAGAAGAGATTGAAGCAGATTTTAATAAGGCTGATATTACTCGTACAGATATATATGATAATACTATTGAGATATCTGACAAAATTGAAGAATACGATTTTAACAGTGGTTTAGACCTACTCCCTGTACCCAAGACCAATGCCGACCAGAAACTGGCTGAGATGGCCTTCCAGGGCCTAGAAAGGCTACGTTTAACAGACGGCTGGCTAGGCAATGATGTGTATGAGCAAAGATTAATGGAAGAATTAGAAGTAATTAGAAACAAATCTTTTGCATCATATTTTTTAGTGGTAGCAGATATGATTAACTGGGCTAAAGAAAATAATATTATGGTCGGTCCTGGCCGTGGTTCAGCAGCTGGATCTTTAGTTTGTTACACATTAGGAATTACTGATGTGGACCCAATAGAGTACGATTTATTGTTCTTCCGTTTTATTAATCCAGAACGTAATGACTTTCCAGATATTGATACTGATTTTGAAGACCGTCGTCGTAAAGAGGTTAAAGATTATTTAAAGAAAAAGTTTAAACACGTTGCGTCTATTTCTACATACACTTACTTTAAAGATAAGGGTGTAATTAGAGACGCAGCAAGAATTTTTATGGTCCCACTTCAAGAAGTTAATCGTGCAATGAAATCAATTGACACTTTTGAAGACTTTATTTCTTCCCCGAATACAAAAGAATTTAGAGTTAAATACCCAGAAGTAGTTTGGCTTGCAGACAGATTGCGTGGAAGAATTAGATCCGTTGGAGTACACGCTGCAGGTGTTGTAGTGGCAAAAGATGATTTGAGAAATTATGCTCCTGTTGAATCAAGAGAAGACGCACAAGACAAAGTATCAGGAAGAATTCCTGTCGTTGCATACGATATGGATACGGTTGCAGATATAGGTCTTATCAAACTAGATGCACTAGGACTTAAGACCTTGTCTGTAATTTCTGATACTCTTAAATCAATTAAATCTAGGACAGGCAAAGATATCATTTTATCGAACATGACGCTTGATGATCCAGAAGTTTATAAAATGCTTAGTGAAGGATTTACTAAGGGTGTATTCCAAGCTGAAGCAACACCATACACTAATCTTCTTATTAAAATGGGAACAGATAAGTTTGAGGACCTAGTCGCATCTAATGCACTTGTAAGGCCAGGAGCCATGAATACAGTTGGTGCTGCATATATTAAACGTAAACACGGCAATGAGGCTGTAGATTATATGCATACAATTATGAAGCCGTTTACCGAGAACACTTATGGTGTTATCATATATCAAGAACAAGTTATGCAGGCATGCGTACACTTGGGCGGTATGACTTGGGCAGAGGCTGATAAGGTCCGCAAGATTATTGGAAAGAAAAAAGATGCAAAAGAATTTGACCAGTTCAAAGATAGGTTTGTTATTGGGGCTTCAAAACACATTACTAAGAAAAAGGCAGAGGCGCTCTGGCACGATTTTGAAGCGCATGCTGGTTATTCTTTTAATCGTTCTCATGCCGTTGCTTACTCTATGCTTAGTTATTATACTGCTTGGCTTAAGTTTTATTATCCGCTTGAGTTCATGTTTTCAATTCTTAAAAACGAAAATGATAAAGATGCTAGGACGGAATATTTAATTGAGGCTAAACGCTTAGGATTAAAGGTACTGCTGCCTCACATTAATGAATCAGGTCTTGATTTTTCACTTCAAGAAAATGCAATTCGATTTGGATTATCTGAAGTTAAATTTATATCTGATAACATCGCAAATAAAATTATTGACAGTAGACCTTATATTGACTACAATCATTTTATTTCTATTTCTTCTGCTAAAGGAAGCGGTATAAATAGTAGAGCAATTAGTTCACTTAATGCAATTGGTGCTGCAGCGTTTAAAGATAATCCTAGAAGTGGAAATGAAAAAGATAATTATTATGAGTATCTGGGTATACCAACATTTAATTTAGAAGGTATTCCCCCAAGAGTTAAAGCTCAGGCTAGACCAATTGAAGAGTTTGATGACCTAGGATCGTTTGTTATGTTTGGAATGGTAAAGGGAATTAAACGTGGAACAGGTTGGGCAAGAGTAGAGATTGTAGATGAGACTGGTTCAATAGGGCTCTTTCATAATGAGCAAACACAAATTGAAGTAGGCCAGATGTACTTTATTCTTGTTGGAGATAATAGAATTGCAAGATACATAAAGGTTTCAGATATAGACCCCTCATCAAACGATATGTTTGTAGATTACCTATATCGTAAAGAATATGACTTAGAAGAAGACGAATATATAGTTGTAAACTTTACCCCATATGTAACAAAGGCAGGCAAAACTATGAGCCACATAGTGTTGTCAAATAGAAATAAAGAGTTGACAAGAGCAATTGCTTTTCCAACTATGTATAAAATGACCCTTGCAAAAATGCGTGAGGGAATGAAATGTAGGGTTGTTCTATCAAAACTAGACGATGGAACTATGAATGTAAAGGAAATAAAATGAGTGATATAAAAATAGAAGATGTTTATGCACAACTAAACATTACTAAAATACTTGTTGCCGCAATTGAAAGCCTTGGAGAACTTTCTTTACCAGTTGAAAAATTTTTAAAGGCAGCTAATGAAGACAAAGAGTTACAAGTAGATTATAATGAAGATGATCAGACATTTACATTTAAGCTTAAGCAAAAAGATTAATTCTATCGGGCTTCACAGACCCTGATTTAAATGGTATACTAGTAGAGAGAAGAAAGAATATAAATGACTATTTCCCTAGAAGATATAATGTCAAAGTTAGACCCCAAAACACGTGCAAGAGTCCAGTCTGCACAAAATGTTCAAGTTCATAAACAATTGACTCCCAGCATAGGATTAAATGTTGCTTTAAAAGGTGGCTTGGGATATGGAAGACAAATATTAGTTTGGGGTAATAAGTCTGCTGGCAAATCTTCTTTTTGTTTACAAATGATAGCGCTAGCGCAACAAGAAGGCAAAACTTGTGCATGGATTGATTCAGAAGCATCTTATGACCAATCTTGGGCAGAGCAGCTGGGAGTAGATTCGTCTTCCCTTATTTATTCTCAAGCTAAAACAGTAAATGACATGGTAGACGTTGGTGTAAAGCTAATGGAGGCTGGCGTAGATGTAATTGTTGTAGACTCTATCTCTGCCTTGCTTCCTGGTATATATTTTGAAAAAGATGGAAATGAAATGAAAGATTTGCAAGACACAAAGCAAATCGGCGCAGAAGCAAAGGATATGACTCACGCAGTCAAAATGTTAAATTATGCAAACAAAAACACACTACTTGTTCTTATCTCCCAACAAAGAAATCAGTTTGGGTCAATGCATGCTTCACACATCCCAACAGGAGGAATGGCAGTTAAATTTTTCTCTAGTACCGTTATCAAACTCTGGTCTTCAGAAGCTGAAGCTAATGCTATCAAAGCTGGCGTTCAAGTCGGGGACAAAATTATTGAACAGCGTGTCGGGAGACCAGTCAATTGGATTATTGATTACAACAAGCTCGGCCCCCCTAACCTTTCAGGACAATACGATTTTTACTACCAAGGAGAGTCTTTAGGAGTTGATCGTATTGGTGAAACGCTAGATGTTGCAGAAATGTACGGTTTAGTAGAAAAAGGCGGAGCATGGTACACAATTAATAAAGAGCGTTTTCAGGGCAGAGCTAAAGCAATAGCATACCTTAGAGATAACCCAAAAGTTGCTGGCGCCTTGATTGAGGAAATTAATGCCAAATCTTAACGAGTTTATTAATAAACCACAGGTAGTTGTTAAACAAAACTTAGAGTCTATCCATGGAGTAAAACCATGTTCTAAGTGTGATAAGAATGCAGAAGAATCTTTTTGGGATCCAGATTCTATGGTCCTTGCATGGGAATGTCCTGATGGACATGAAAACGAAGTTAGGGTGGGGTAGATTGAATACGGACTTCAGCTCTATAAAAAAAATTGTAGTGGCTCCACAAATTGTAATATATAAAAACATATTTAAAAACAGCAAAGAAATAATTGATTTGTTGCAGGACAGTAGAGAAATTTCTTTCTTTAATGAATGGAGAGGCTGGTATGGTCAAGGATTTAGAAGAGACGCAGACTTTAGTCTTTTAGATACTATAGATCCTGGAACCAATACATTTCTCAATCTAGAAAAAGAATACATACTAGAAATAAATGAATGTATGAATTTTATTAGAAAAGACTATCTTAATGAGTTTGGAAAAGAAAATGGAATATGGCCCTTATTTATAAAAGATTGGGAATTGTTAAAAGATACAAACAAAAAATACTGGATTGATTTTTTTAGATATGACGTAGGTTTTCAAGGAAAGGTAAACCCTTCTGGATTAATCATGGAATACCATGTAGACGAATTGCCAGTACCTGGGGAAACAAAAACAAAGAGGCACGTTGCTACTGTTAATTTTTATTTAAATAATAATTATGACGGAGGGGAAATTTGTGTATACGATTCTATATCAAATAACACATACATGTATAAGCCTATGCCTGGAGATGCCGTTATAATGCCGTCAACAGAACCATTTTATCACGGAGTAAAACCATTTAGTAAATCAGATAGGTATTTTTTAAGAGCGTTTATTGATTCTGATGTTAAAGACGAAATCGAGTGGAAAAAACAATACGACATAACACTTGGACAAGACAATTTAAATAATGTTAATACAGAAGAATCTTATGTAGAAAAAGATTTACAAACCATAAAGCTGTCTATCCCATCTAACCTTATAGAAGTTAAAGGCTAGTAAATGTCTGAAAGAGCCGAAGTAAAAAGAGATAGTGCTAAAGCACAAAAAAATAGCGGGCGAGGAGATTACCAAAAAGGTGATGCTCAGTGGAATCAATTTTTAGTTGATTATAAGGAGGCGGGATCTACATTTACATTGAATAAAGAAGTTTGGTCTAAGATCTGTACAGATACATTTAAAGTAAATAGAGATATGCACCCAGCCTTAAAAATTATTATAGGTAAAGAAAGCAAAGTCCGACTTGGTATAATAGAGTGGGCAATTTTAGAAGAATTAATTAAATGCTGGGAGGATAATAATGCATAGCGTAGATGTTTATATAGATGACACATCTTTCCCAACAGCAAAAATTAGACCACTAGAGCTTCAAAGAGACTGGATGCATTCATATGTTTATAATTGCCATCCAATAGCAATGGCAAATACTTTAGGATACGGTATTTATTTTGAACACGACATATCTTTTATTTGGGATGGCTCTAAACACGACGGAGCAGTTGGCATTATTGGTAAAGAAAATATTTGGGTCGGTAGAGGAGAGGGAACAGTAAGTTTTACCACCAATTTAATATTTAAAACCGATGAAAATACTAGTATGCTCACAATGCCAGTTCCAAATGAGTATCTGGACGGAGCACAAGTTTTAAGTACAATATTGTCTACATCAGTATTTACTGGTACATTTACTATTGTTTGGAAACTTGATACTCCCAATAAAGAATATTTTGTGCCAGCTGGAACAAATATAGCATGCGTACTTCCAATATCAATTGGATCGATACAGGGCTCAAGCTTTAATATTAAAAATTCTAAGTGGCCATTTGAAAAAATTCAAGATAGTGAAGAATATATGAGTTATTTAAAAGAAAAAAATTCTGAAGGTATTAGGCCCAGGATGTATAAAAGGGGAATTGATCATACAGGCAAAACAATAGGAAAACATGAAGTAGATAAAATAAGGCTAAACGTAAACTATGAAAAGGATAATAAGTAATGGAAATGTTTTTGCTTAGCGGTATAGCAATAGGATTTTTAGTTGGCTACCCATTAGGTTTATTTATAGACAAATTAGATAAGAGGATTAAAAAATGACAGAGGACAAGAATACACTTGAACTCATTAGTAATATAACTGAGTTTAATGATCTGCATGAGTTTATGCAGGATGAGCACTTAGACAAGGCTCTGGCTATTGTTGTAAAGCTTTTGCTGAATCCAGATGTTCCTTCTGCAAAAGCCCCGCATTTAATTATGGAGCTTCAGGCCATGTCTACTAAATTTGCGGTACTTGCTTCAGTATATTCAACAATTGCTAAAGACAAAGCTGGCACAGTAAACAACAACAAGAAAAATATTTACTATTCAGTAAAAGAGTCCATCGACAAACTTGTAGATGCACTTAAATACGTAGTTAGATATAACTCATGAAAAACAGAATAATCATATCGTTATTTGTAGCAGTTTCTTTTGCATTTACGATACAAGCGTTTGTAGTAAAGCCTTCTTGCATAAATCTATATGTAGACTATGGATCTCTTACCAAACAAAATAAATTTAACGAATGCATAGAGCAAGACAATATAAATGCATTAGATTTTATAAAACAATCTGGATACAGTACAGAGGGAACCGTTAAATACGGAGATGCAGTATTATGTAGGTTAAACAATCTTCCTTCAAGCAAAGAGGAATCTTGTAGTGAGATGCCTCCTGAAGATGCATACTGGGCAGTAATTATAAAAAAGAAGCAGGTTCTTCTTTTCCCAAGAAATGAGTGGGGCTGGGCAGAAAAAGCAATTAATGAAACAACCTTGTACGCTGGTGACAGTATAGGGTTGGTTTTTTCAAGTGATGGGGAATTGAGATGGCCTTAAATTTATTGGATAAGCCAAATAAAACAAAAAACAAAATATCTATAGAGTATGCAATTCAGCTAGCAGTTACGTTATTCATAATGTATATTGTTAATAAAATTGGAATTGATATTTGGAGAGCGATAAAGGGACACTGATGGTAATACTAAGTAAGATTTATACCAAAACAGGTGATGATGGCCAAACGTCTAATGCCAACAACGATAGAGTTTCTAAGACTAGCCCTATCATGGAAGCCATCGGCGCCGTAGATGAGGCTAACTCTGCTATTGGAATGGCAATCGATGAATATAATGACGTTATCGAAAGAGTTCAAAGCGACCTATTTGACCTTGGCGCAGAGCTTGCAGGTGCCGAAACAATAAAAATATCTGAAAACAGGATTATATATTTAGAGAATGTAATTGATGACTATAATGAATACCTAGAGCCACTTAGATCTTTTGTTTTGCCTACTGGAGCATTGCATAATGCAAGAACTATCGTTAGAAGAGCAGAGCGTGAAGTTTGGAAAATAGAAAATATTAATCCAAACATTGCTAAATATTTAAATCGTCTATCAGACCTACTGTTTGTTATGGCTAGATATCACAACAAAGGAAAAGAAAAAATGTGGGTGCCAAACAATGGGTAGAGATATAGTAAAGAACCTTAAATTTAAAAAGCATGTTGGGAATTTCTTTGACCCAGAAAAGTTTGCCCAGCTTCTTGACGAATCTTATAGAAATACAAAACGTCCAGATGGAGACACCACAAAGAAGTCTTTTAGCCCAAGCTTACTAGGTTACGGGCATGGTACATGTCCAAGATACTGGTATATGGCATTTACTGGGGCTGTCTTTATTGATGAGAATGATGCTGTTGCTGTGGCAAACATGGCCCAGGGCACACAGGCTCATGAAAGACTACAGAGTCTTATTAAGACTATGCCTGAGTGGAAAGCGGAAGAAGAAGAGATCGTAAATGAGTATCCCCCTATTAGAGGCTTTATAGATTTAATTATGGAGTATGATGGCGAGACGGTTATCGGTGAAATCAAAACAGCCAAGCAAGAAGTTTGGGATACAAGGCAAGCTGAAATGAAATCTTCTCCTAATCATATGCTTCAGCTACTAACATATATGAAGCTAAAGAATGCCAAAGAAGGTTTCTTCTTGTATGAAAATAAGAATACTCAAGAGATATTAATAATCCCAATTTCTATGAATGATAAAAACAAGAAAATAATTGAGGATGCATTTCAATGGATGAGAGATGTTTGGGATAATTTTAAAGAAGGAGATTTGCCAAAACGTCCTGAAGGCGCAACCAAATATAAACTTCCTTGCACATATTGTCCAGTAAAGAAAGAATGCTGGGCAAAAGGATCTAATCCTGGAACAGTTGAAATTGATTTAATGAGAGTTGCTAAACAATGAAATGTTTTAGTATTGAATGTGCTAAAGATTTTAACCCTAAGACACATAATCAAAAGTATTGTTCTGACGAATGCTGCAGAGTTGCAACCAATAAAAGAATTATGCAAAAATATTACGAAAAAAAAGCTATTAAGAATGGCGCTCCAAGAAAATGCAAGGGATGTCCAGGATTTTTAAGCAGATACAATACAGAAATGTATTGCTCGAAATGCATAAAATCTAAACGCTTTAAAGATAAAAAATATTTAATGGGTATAATAGATGACATTGGCTAGTTTAGTAAAGACTAGAGCATCTAAAGTGCTTGGTATTGATGCATCTACAAACTCAATAGCTTTTTGCCTTATGGAAAATGACGTGCCATTAAAGTGGGGCAAAATTAACCTATCTGGAAATGATATTTATGAAAAAATTTACGATGCAAAAATTAAGATGAGTGTAATGTTAGATGAATTGCAAGCAGATTATATCGCAGTTGAAGGAGCAGTTTTAGTTAGATCAGCAGATGCTGTTATAAAACTATCTTATGTGTACGGGGTTGTTATTGCAGAGCTTATGTCAACTGGAGCTAAGGTTATAACAATTGCTCCAACTTCATGGCAGGCCTATATTGGTAATAAGAATCCTACTAAAGAAGAAAAATCGGCAATAAGATTATCTAATCCAGGATATGCAGACTCATGGTATAAAAATCAATTAAGGAATATGAGAAAGCAAAGAACGGCGGATTACTTTAATAATAAGTACAGCCTGTCAATATCAGATTTTGATGTAGCAGATTCATTTGGAATTGCCCATTACGCTAATAAGGTCCTGACGCAACGATGAAACTTTATCAAAATAAAGACTGGCTTTATAATAGATATAATATTCAGAAAAAGACTATTGTAGAAATATCTAGGGAATGTGGTGTATCAGCCATGACTATACAGAGATATATAGAAAAATTTGGTATAAAACCTAGGCGTTAATTGACATTTTGGTTGACTAGAAGTATAATCATTTAATGACAGAAATAGAGCCATCCATCCACTTTGACAAAATGAATAAAGTTGTTTCAGAGTTGTTAAAGGGTAATTCAGCTACACAAATTGCCACCATAACTGGTATGAACAGAAAAGATGTTTTAGAGTATATTGATGAGTGGAAGTCTGTGGTCCACAATGATACTAATGTTAGAGAACGTGCTAGAGAAGCCCTTCTTGGAGCAGACCAACACTATGATATATTAATTAAAGAGGCATGGAAAACAGTAGAGGATGCAGACACTCAAGGCCAACTTAACGTAAAGTCTGGAACATTAAAACTAATTGCAGACATAGAAGGCAAAAGAATCGCAATGTTGCAGTCAGTAGGAGTTCTTGAAAATAATGAAATTGCATCGCAAATATTAGAAAATGAAAAAAAGCAAGATATGCTAGTTGGCATATTAAAAGAAGTTACATCTAGCTGCAATCACTGTAAAGTAGAAGTTGCTAAAAGATTGTCTCAGATTACTGGAATCGTAGAGCCTATTATAATATCTCAAGAGGCTTAAATGTCATTTGATTTTTCAGAGTTCATAGACATATTAGATGGAGACGAGTTTGAGCAAAAGCCAGTAGACCTACGGACTTTTGTAACAAGCCCAGATTACTTGGGACTACCACCACTTTCAGAAAATCAATATACGCTTATTGAAAAAAGTTCTCAAATATACAAAGAGTCTACTCTCATTAAGCTTTATGGAGAAGAATTAGGCAAACATGTGTTTAATCAAACATGTGTTGAGGTTATTGCTCAGTTGGGTAAAGGCTCTGGAAAAGATTACTCGTCAACAATTTCTGTAGCTTACATTGTTTATTTGTTATTGTGTCTTAAAGATCCAGCGGCATATTATGGAAAGCCGCCAAAAGATGCCATAGACATATTAAATATTGCTATTAACGCACAGCAGGCTAATAATGTTTTTTTTAAAGGATTTAAAATGAGAATTGAAAACTCTCCTTGGTTTGCTGGTAAATATACAGACAAAGCTTCAGAAATTAAATTTGATAAATCTATAACAGTTCATTCTGGACACTCAGAAAGAGAAGCCTGGGAAGGATATAACGTTATGGTAGTAATTCTAGACGAAATATCTGGATTTGCAACAGAAAATACTAGCGGTCATGATCAGGCTAAAACAGCCGATGCAATATATGACATGTATAGAGCATCAGTTGACTCACGTTTTCCAGATGTGGGCAAGGTGATCCTGCTTTCTTTTCCTAGATTTAAAAATGATCCAATACAAAAATTTTATGAATCAGTCATAGCGGAAAAAGAAACAATTGTTAGGACAGAGATATTAAAATTAGATCAAGACTTGCCAAACGGCACAGAAGGCAATGAGTTTGAGGTAGCCTGGGAGGAAGATCATATAGTTTCTTATGTTTACCCCAGAGTATTTGCACTCAAAAGACCAACATGGGAAGTAAATCCAACAAAAAAAATAACAGACTTTACTGTTGCTTTTCATAAAAATGCACCAGATGCACTTGGCAGATTTGCCTGTATGCCATCAGACGCCGTAGATGCATTTTTTAAATCTAGAGAAAAAATTGAAAAGGCTTTTAACCAAGCAGGTCTAGCCGTAGATAAATTTGGAAGACTTGAAGATTGGTTTAAGCCAGACCTAGAAAAAGATTATTTTATACACGTAGACTTAGCTCAAAAGCACGATCATTGTGCGGTTGCAATGGGCCATGTAAGTAAATGGGTTGACATAAAGGTAACAGATACATACTCCCAACCAGCTCCAATTGTAAACATTGATGCGGTTAGATTTTGGACTCCAACTCCAGACAAATCAGTAGATTTTACAGAAGTAAAAGACTACATATTGTCTTTAAGAACAAGAGGGTTTAATATAAAAACTTGCACATTTGATAGATGGAATTCCCACGACATGATGCAACAATTAAAAAAATACGGTATTAATACCGAAATTCTTTCAGTATCTAAAAAACACTATGACGATATGGCAATGGTTGTTTTAGAAGAAAGATTATCTGGCCCACATATACCACTACTAATAGACGAATTACTTCAATTAAGAATTATGAGAGATAAAGTTGACCACCCAAGAAAAGGATCAAAGGATTTGGCAGATGCTGTATGCGGAGCAGTATATAATTCAATTAGTAGAACTAGAATGCGTAGAGACGAAGAAATAAAAATTCATGACTATGATTCTATGAGTTACGACAATGACTTTGGAGTCAGTGATGGCGAAGTTGAAAACGTATACAACATGATTAGGGCACCAAGGATGCCTGAAAGTTTAGCAAGATCAATAGAAAATATGGAGATAATATGAGCGAGTACCAAGAAAGAGCCAAGGAATGTAAATGTTGCACAAAGCACGTACCACTTCCTACAACACTAAAAAAATATAATAAAGTTATTTTATGTCCAACAACATACGATAATGTAATTGAATATAAAAGAATATGGGAGTCATACGGTTCGAGGCCAGCTGGCAATATAAGAAAACATTTTTCTGAATATGTACAGCAAATAGTAGAGTCTGTTATTGACAGCCAGCATTAATATAGTACAATTGAATTAAGGCGCCAGTAGCTTAGTTGGTTAAAGCCCCGAACTCATAATTCGGTAATCGTAGGTTCGAGTCCTACCTGTCGCACAAAAGCCTCTCTAGCTCAGTGGTAGAGCAACGCACTTGTAATGCGTAGGTCGTCAGTTCAATCCTGACGGGGGGCTCCAAATTTGCTAACACTAGCAATTTTATAACAGAAAATGGTATACTGATATTATGAAACAATTAATTAAATCTTTACAATCATTCCAATCTAATTCTGTAGTATTTATGAATTTGGTAAAAGGTTTTTATCTTAATACAGAATCTGTACTGATGAGACAATCACAAATTGTCTACAAAGAAATGTATCTCACTGCCGACGAAATTTTGATGGAAACATCATTATGGTTAAGAAGGCTTGGAGCGGAAGCACCATATACATTAGAAGAATTTTCATATCACCAAACTCTTGGCAATGTGAAGCCAGATACGTACTGTGGGGTTGAAATGGCAACGCATTTGGTTCCAATTAATAAAAAAGTCATTGAAGAGTTAAAGGTTTTATCAGAACTTGCTATGATACAAAAACAATTCTCATTGCTTGAACATTTAAATTTAGCAACTAAAAAACATATGGAATGGAATTGGTTCTTAGAATCAAGCCTTAAGTTGCCGCCAAATCCATGGAAATCATTAAAGGACTAACGTAATATTCTATGGAATTTCAAAGAGATATTGTAGCTGCAGATGAATTTGGGATACAAAATTTCCCTGGAGTAATGTATCAAATACTGCATCATGCAGCTAAAGACTCGGCGAATTATGCTATAGAAAAAATGCAAGAAGCAATGATGTTTTCGAATAGAGAACACTTAAGAAAATATTGTTGTAATTTAATAAAAAACAAAAGCGAAGCGGTTGTAGTAGAATTTGGAGTTTGGTCTGGTAATTCAATTAATTATTTTGCAAAGGAGTTACCTAAAGCTTCCGTGTTTGGTTTCGATTCTTTCCTAGGACTTGACAAAGATTGGTCTGGCTGGAATTTGGCTAAAGGTATGTTTAATTTAAATGGAAAAAGTCCATCGGTTAAAAAAAATGTTACTATTTACAATGGCTTATACAAAGATACTGTCCCAGAATTTTTTAAAAACAATAATTTTAAAGAAGGAATAGATTTAATTCACATGGACTCAGACATGTATGACCCAACCATTGACGCATTAAGCAATTTAAATGACTTAATTCGGGAAAACACAATAATTATATTCGATGAGTACTTTGGTTATCCAAATTGGAGAAATCACGAATATAAAGCTTTTCAAGAATTTGTTTTACAAAATTCAATAAACTATAAGTATATAGCTTATTCAGAACACGCAGTAGCTGTAAAAATATTAAAGTAAAGGCCCAGCAATGAAAAAAAATACTTCAATTAATGGTTTATGTTTTGACGACATATTATTGATTCCTCATGATTCATCTCCAGTAATAAGCAGATCGCACATAGATCTGACCACAAAAATTGGCAACCCAAACAATCCAGATGCAATATTAAATCTTAATGGCCCTATTATTTCTGCTCCAATGGATTCCATATCTTCTTATGAAATGCTTTATGCACTTAATAAATCTGGATCAATTGGAATGACATGTAGGTCAGAAAATTTAGACATAAAGTTAAAAAAATCCTGTGATATAAACAAAAATACAATTGGAATAACAATAACTACTGCAGATATTTATGACTGCAAAACAATAGATATAATTGTTTCTAAAGGAATTAAGATTATTTTATTAGATGTTGCAAATGGACATTTAAAGTTAGCAGCAGATTGTGTATCTGATTTAAGATCAATGGTGCCATCTAGCACACATATAATGTGTGGAAATGTAGCGTCGTACGGTGCATACAAAATGCTAATGGATGCTGGAGCTGATTCTGTACGTGTAGGAATAGGAGGAGGCGCAGCCTGCACTACAAGGCTTGTAACGGGCTTTGGGGCGCCAACGCTAGCCTCTATAATGAATATTTATGAACATGTAAAAAATGATTATGTAAATGGAATAGTTGCAGATGGCGGTATTAAAAATTCTGGCGATATAGTAAAGGCTTTGGGTGCTGGTGCAAGTGCTGTTATGCTAGGATCGATGCTTGCTGGACATAACGAATGCGAATCCATAGACGGGAAATATTATCTTAGTGGATTGGCATCAAGGGAATATATATTAAAAGAAAAAGGGATAGAGGATGTAAAAAATCCTATAATAAGCTTTGAAGGGGTTACTGGTGAAGTAAATCCTAAAGGCCCAGCATTAGAAGGCATATACAATATATTGAATAATATAAGAAGCGCATTTACATATTCAGGTGCGCCTAATATAAAAGAATTTCAAAGTAATTTGGAGTATATAGAGGTTTCCCCATCTTCTGCTAGAGAGTCTGGTAGTAGGGTTTAGTAGTATAATAGTATTCTGCACCCCTTCATCGGGGAGTCGCAGATTTGTCGGAGGAGACAGCGACGTTAAATATCTGACATAGTCCTGAGCATGACTTTTTAAAAACTGCTCTTTATTTTAAAGGAGAAAAATGGAACACGTTAGGCTGACGGAGGATATCTGGTATTATAAAAATGTAGATGAAAATATCTCTATATTGTTAAAAAAAATACAAGAACAAAACAATTGGTTTGAATATACAAATGGTTTAAATCCAGATGGTACAGAATGCCATAGTGGAATTAAAGGCGCCGCTGTGATTGTTTGGCCAAATATGAGTCATTATTATGACGTCATGGCTATATTTAAAAATGTATTTGAAGATTATGTTGAAAAAAATAAAGAAAGGCTTTCTTTAAATATTACATCGCCAATTGAGAATAATATAGATATAAATTGGATGCCAGAACGTACTTGGGTAGATCAAAAAAATATGGTTGTGCGTAAATATACAGAAGGGTCATTTATGTTTGCACATAATGATGGTGGAGTTGGCCTTGAGCCAGCGTTTACAGCACTTCTATGGTTTAACGAAAATTTTGATGGCGGCGAATTAGAATTTCCTGATTTAAATTTAATTGTAAAGCCAGAAACGGCTTCGGTATTAATATTCCCTAGTAATTTAGAGCATGGTGTTAAAACTCTTATTTCAGGTGAAAGATTTGTAACTTCTGCATATCTATATGAAAATCCCGTGGAGTAAAACATGTTTGAATATTATGTAAAAAAAGTAAGCAAGGTTGTTGATGGAGATACTATTGATGTGGACATAGACCTTGGCTTTGACATTTCCTTTAGCTCAAGAGTTAGATTAGCTGGAATTGATACCCCCGAAAGTCGTACTACAGATAAAATAGAAAAAGCTTTAGGCCTTGAGTCTAAAGAGTACTTAAAAAAAGCAATTGATGCATCTAAAACCGTTGTAATTAAAACAGAAAAAATGGACTCATCTGAAAAATACGGAAGAATTCTTGGGTGGGTATTTTTAGATGGATCAGAAATTTCAATAAATCAAAAAATGATTAACGACGGATATGCCTGGGGGTATCTAGGAGACACTAAGGTTAAAGACTTCGAGGCATTATCTAAAGCCAGGTCTAAATCTAAAAAATAACATGAAGTCCTTATATATAACAGGAGATTCACACGCTGGCAAAATGTCTAAGGTACTATTTGACAATATGTATAAAAAATATGCGCCAAGCGAAAAGTTTATAAATGTGAATCCAAAGGATTATACTCGCAGAAATTTTAACATATGCGAGGAAGTTGTTGATCATATAGATGCAAATGGCAATAACGATTTTCATGTAATTTCCTATAGCCTAGCATCTATAGAATCTGAAGACAAAAGTATTAGCATAGCAAGCACACCAGGAAGATCTGCATTAAATCTAGATTATGATTTTTATGATTATACTTCTCAATGGGACAGTAAAGATAGTGTTGTTATGCCATGGTACGGATATATAGATATAAAAAACTGGCTTCCTCAAACCAATCTAAATAATTATAAAAACACCGAACAAGTTGTTGATGCGTATGTAGAAAAAACTATTAAAAAGTTTAAAAAGTCTAAAATAGTATTTATAAACCCTATGCCACAATTTTTAGTTGTAGCAACAACAAAATGGTCAGTCTTCTCAAGTGACCCAGAAATACAGTTTGAAGATAGATATTCCTATCATTTAGAATTTACTGAAAAACTAAAGAGCAAGTGCATATCCTCTGGTTTAGATGAACCAATTAATATTTCTGAAATTCTTAATGCTGAATGGATAGAGCCAGACATGCAATTTAAAAAACCAATAAATATGGCATACAATGATCATTTGACCCCTAAGTATTATGATAAGATATTGACTAGCATAATTTCAAAGGTAATGATATAATACATTAGTACCTGCCAAATGGGGGTACTAATTTAACTCGCTTAAAAGGAGCACAAAATGGTAACACAATTTGCAATGGATCTGTTTAAGGATCCATTTTTTATTGGTTTCAACCGAGAGTTGGAACGTTTTAATAACTTAAGTAAAGTAAACAATACAGCATTCCCGCCTTATGATTTGCTAAAGCTGGACGAAGATAACTATCAGCTTACGCTGGCAGTTGCTGGATTTACAAGAGAAGATCTAACTGTATCAATTGAAGACGGAAGTCTTTGGATTACAGGTGAAATTACAGAGGTAACAGATGCAGAGGTAGTTCACAAAGGAATTGCTGCACGTAAGTTCACAAGAATCTTTGAATTAAGTGAATACATGGAAGTTTCAAATGTAGAGCTAAAAGACGGAATGCTTAATATCCGTATGATTAGAAATCTACCTAAAGAGAAACAGCCTAAAATTTTAAAAATCAAATAACATTGAGACCTGAGTATGTCCTTAAACTGCTCACTAACAGAGAGATTGATATGATTATTCAAATTATTGGGCTACCAGGTTCTGGTAAGACAGAGTTGGCAAAAGCTTTAAAGGAAAGAATTAACGCCATTCATTTTAATGCAGATGAAGTAAGAGCAACTGTTAACTCAGATCTAGGATTTACTCCAGAAGATAGACTAGAACAATCTCGTCGTATGGGAGAAATGGCTAGACTAATATCAAAGCAAGGTGTAGCTCCAGTAATTGTAGATTTTGTGTGTCCCACAGAAGGCACCAGACAGGCATTTGGTAAGCCAGATATCTTGATCTTTATGGATACTATTACAGAGGGTCGCTTTGAAGACACCAACAGGATGTTTGAAAAGCCAGAAGCATATGACTTTAAATTTAGCAACCATGATTTAGATCAAAATGAAAAGGCTAGCATTCTTATAAAAACATTTGAATTACACGATTGGTCTGCACCAACAACACTTATGCTAGGGAGATACCAGCCTTGGCACGAAGGCCACCACGCTCTTTACAAAGAGGCGGGGAAGAGAACAGACCAAGTTCTTCTTGGAGTCCGTAATACATACAACACAAGTGAAAAAGATCCGCTTAAGTTCGATCAGGTTAAAGAGTATATTGCTAAGGATGAATTTATGGATGGCGCATTGGTATTAAGACTTCCTAACATTACTAACATCGTATATGGTCGTGATGTAGGATATAAGATTGAGCAAGTAGATTTGGGGGCAGATATTCATGCTATTTCTGCTACACAAAAACGCAAGGAGATGGGCATATGAACATTTTAGAAATAATTTCTTTATCTTTGTTTGGATTATTTCTTATTTACTTTTCACATAAGTATGGTGGATATGGTGACGGTGAATGACAGTAACAAGAGCAAGATCGCTTACTAAGGCATTAAGTTACCGCATTTGGGGAACATTGTCATCTGTTGCAGTTGCTTATGTTATAACAAAGAATGCTTCACTTTCTGTAACAATTGCGTTTTGGGAAACAGTAGTTAAAGTATTTATCTACTATGCACACGAACGTGGTTGGAATATGATTCAATGGGGTAGAAAGTAATGCCAGTATACGAATATAAATGTAATCAAGATGATGCACACGCACTTCTTGCAGTAACAAGATCTATATCAGAAGATGATCCAGGTTATTTGTGTCAAGAATGCAATTCAAAAATGATTAGACATTTTAGTCCTTTTGGCATAAAGTTTAAAGGAAATGGTTTTTACAAAACAGATAACCCTAAGTAATTTAAACTAAAATTATGTTATAATTACTAAGTAAGCAAAAGTATTGCATTACTTAGGGGATCCTAATTGACTAGAAAGTTAAAATATTTTTTAGCTAGCCTGTTTGTTACAGGTTGGCTCTTTTTTATTGGACCAAGTTATGCGTGGGCTACAGATAATGGCGGGCAAGAACAAGTTGTTGTTAGTCCAGCTCAACAAGCAGTTAATGACGCTATTACTACCGCAACCACAGAGGTTGGACAAGCCACTACAGCCACAAACAATGCCATAGTGGAGATAACACAGGCACAAACTGAATACTCCCAAGCCCAAGGTGTCACAGCAGAGGTGGCATCAAAGATATCTGTGGCTAATTCAGAAATCACAAACGTTCAAACTGCTATTAATACTATTAGTAGTGTTGATTTATCTGTTACCCCAATAGATCAAAGTTCTCAGGTAGTTCAAGATGCAAAGGCTACAGTAACTACTGCAACCACTGCTATAAATAATATAACAACACAAATAACAGAAGCTCAGACAGCAATATCTGAAGCCGTTGCAGCAAAAACAGAAGCCTCTACAGCACAGGCAACTGCTCAAACCGAACTAACCCAAGCAAACCTTGCCATTGATGCTGCTCAGACTGCGGTAAATAATTTACAAGCAACTATAGGAACTAGTACAAATGTGCTTGCTGGAGTAGACGATGCTGGTGTTCAAATGAATCTTCCATTCGGAATGCAAATGGGTGGCACCGTTTATAACAATGTTTATGTCGGATCTAATGCAACTATAACATTTGGAACAAATGAAGGTCATGTGTATTGGGATACACCAGGAGCACCTTCTGTATCTATTGCTGGCTGGGACTGGACAACTTGGAGTACAGGAACAGGTATTACTTATGCAACTACTGGAACAAGTTTAGATATTGCTTGGGACCTTCGCCCATTTCCGCAACAGGATGCTTCTACACAAATGGTTCAAATTAGATTTAATGCTGATATTAATCCTAATAATGGAGCATGGATAGCAGATGTAACTGCTAATGGGCCAATACCAAATCAAGCAAGATTTAATTATAGAGAAACAACTGGTGGAACAGTAACTGCAATTACAGATACTAATGTTGGAGCAAGTTTTGCTGGACAAATAAGTCAAGGTGCAGCATTTACTCCATATGTAGATCCAAACACAGGAACAGTTCAAGCTGCAGTTGATGCAGCAAATGCAACTATTGCACAATTAAACTCAAGCCTTACTCCAGTCGTTGCTCAAAATACAACAAATACTTCTAATATAAATGCAATTAATACAACATCTTTAACCAATACCGTAAACTCAGCGGTATCAACAAAGACTTCTTTGCAATCAACATTAAACACTAAAGCAGGTCAATTAACATCTGCCATCAATAATAACATTCCTACTCCCGCTCCAGTACTTGCGGAACCAATTATTGCTGGCACTACTGTAACAATTACACCTGAATTACCAGCAGGGTATACAGCAAACACTTGGTTCTATCAAGTAGTAACAGATGATCCAGATGCAGAAAATCCATATGAAGGACAAACCTTAAACACTGATGGTGCTCCTGCATCTATTCAGTTAAGTGGTTTGACAGAGGGGGCTACCTATACTGTTAGAGTTGCTAACTGGTCTGGACCTGTAAGTCAATATACTGAGACTGTTATTTCTGTACCCGCACCACAAGGTTCCAATTTAACTACTGGTGGCAATAGTTCACCAATAGATACAACTCCAATAGACACAACCCCTGTAGATACAGAACCAGTAGACACAGAACCAGTTGATACAGAGCCTGTTGATACAGAACCAGTTGATACAGAGCCAGTTGATACAGAACCAGTTGATACAGAACCAGTTGATACAGAACCAGTAGACACAGAACCAGTAGACACAGAACCAGTAGACACAGAACCAGTAGATACTCCTGCAGAAGAGGCAGAAATCGTATTTGAAGAAAGTGAAGTTTCTATTGAAGAAATATCAGAAAGTGGTGCAAATCTTTCTGTAGAAGATATTCAAGAAGTTGTTACTGATTTAATTAGTGATAGCAGTTTAGATGCATCTGAGATTTCTGCAGTACTAGAAGCAATTGCTGAAGGCGGAGAAGTATCTACAGAGATTGCTGCTGAAGTGTCTGAGTCTTTATCAGAAGGTGGACTAACAGAATCAGAAGCAGAGTTTATTACAGAAATGCTTTCTGCAGACGGGGAAATAACTACTGCTGAAGTTGTCAATTTATCAGAAGCATTAAGCGAAGATGGTAAGTTTACTTTAGTAGAAAAAGATTTAGTTGCAGATGTATTAGTCTCATCAGCAGAAGGAGCACCAGTAACAGCAAATAACATAGAAGCAGCTGGGCTTGAATATAGAGACCTTCCTCCAACAATTCCAGTAGAGGTAAGAGAAGATGCAAACGGTAACCCCGTAGTAATTCAAGCAGAAGTGGCCTCAGCGTTACTTGTGCTAGAAGGCCCAGTGGCATTAGCAAATGCAATCGCTACTTGTTTTAATCCAGACGAGGCAATCGAAGGTTTGACGGAAGAGCAAAAATGTGAACTAGGCAAAGCATTAATTAACATAGGTGCGGATATGTCTATTCCAGAACGTGAAAAAGCAGAAGACATTGTAGTTGTAACAATAATAGCTGGCCAGATAGTTCTTGGCACAGCATACAGAAGGAAGGTATAATATGAATATGAACTGGCTAAAGAAATGGGGCTTTGCCGCCTTAAATGAAAACTTTACATTCTTGGGATTTTTTGTGGCCTGGGTAGTTCTTGAAGGCAGCGCAAAAACAGTAGTAGGATATGTAACTCTAGCCTCAGTAGCCCTATGGTTCTTGACTATAGGGATAAGAGAGCGATCCGACAAAGAGTAATAAATGCTATAATAGGGTTATGAAGAAATTAATCCCTATTGCTTTATCAGGCATACTAATGCTATCATTAAGTGCATGCGGCTATGACGGTCACTATCGTTATCCGTGTCAAAATCCTGTTAATTGGGAAAGCGCAGAGTGCAAACCACCAATCTGTACGGCTAACGGAGCTTGTCCAGAAGATTTAGTAGAGATGAAGGAACCATCAAATGGCTAGAGAAAGATTATCACCACAAGATTTAGACGCAAGACTTAAATTTATTTTAGGAATAACTCTAGGATCAATTTTATTTATAACTGCAACGGGAATCATGTATGCGTTGATATTTGTCACACAGCCAGTTACTGGTCAATCAGAAAACGATAAGATGTTCTTCAATGTTCTCGGAAGCGTTGCAACATTTATCACGGGAACACTTGCTGGCTTATTAATTGGATCATCTGGAGCTAAAGATGTAATGTCAGCGCAATTAGCAAATAAAGAGATGGACGCTAAGAATACTGCAGCAGACAAAACACTTGAGGCAGAAATTGATGCAACGGCTGCACGTTTAGCAGCAAAGCCAGACGGAGCAATGCCAGCAGAACAGCCAGTAGATACTGATTGGAATAAATAATGGCCAATAAGTCATCAGCTTCTTACTTTAAAGATCATGGATTTAATGCAATGCAAATTAAAGATGGCAGAATTGTTCGTTTAAGAAAAGACGGTAGTATTAAAGCGGACTTAGGTCCACACAAAGTAAAAAAAGGTAGTAAATGATGTCAGAGCAAAATACAGCAGCACGTTTAATTGAAGTTGCTAAGGCAGAAGTTGGTTATATTGAAGGTCCTAAAGATAATGAAACCAAGTATGGAAAATTTACTAAAGCAGATTTCCAACCTTGGTGCGGTTCATTTGTAAATTGGTGTGGTAATGAGGCGGGAGTTAAAATCCCAAATACTGTTTACACTCCAAGTGGTGCGGCTGCTTTTAAAAAAGCAGGCTCATGGGTTGACGGAGACATTGCAGATCCAGAACCAGGAGACATAGCTTATTTTGATTTCCCATCAGATGGTGTCGATAGAATTTCTCACGTAGGAATTGTTATTGAAGACAATGGTGATGGAACTGTTTGGTGTATTGAAGGAAATACAACAGGAGACGGTAAAAAAGGTAGCCAAAGAAACGGCGGAGAAACCTGCAAGAAACTTCGTGCCTTTAAGAAAAACAAAAAGGGTGTAATGATTTCGATTGTTGGCTTTGGTCGCCCAAAGTTTGGTGGTACAGCAAAAAATGAGACTAAACCTGCATCAAAAACAGAGGCATCACAAAAGATACCAGCAAAGATAGACCCTAAAATAAAGGCAGCTATAGATCTATTAACTAAAAATGGATACTCTATCTCTAAATAAATGAATACATATAGGGTTAAATTAGAAATAGAGGCAGAAATAGAGGCCTTTGATGAAGATGATGCTAGAGACTATGCCAATGATATTTTTGGCGTAGATGATGAAATTAGATCTGCTAAAATAATTGAAATAAAAAATAAATAAAGGGTTGACATTGGCCTTTTGGGCAAGTATAATAATACTAAGCACTATGCCCATATAGCGGAATTGGCAGACGCAGCAAACCTAAAGTTTGCCTCCAACCGTGGAGTGTCGGTTTAAATCCGATTATGGGTAATAGACAGGAAGTTCATTGCTTAACTTAACTGAATTAGGCGTAGATGTTTTTATAAAGAGATCTAATTCTAAAGTCTTACATTCTTTTTGGGACAATTACTCTTTAATTATCTGGAAGAAAAATAGTTCTGGGTTCACAAATAAAAACGGTCTATTCAAAAATGAGTGGGGAATTGCAGAAAAAATTGCAATCAACGATGATGGGCTATGGAAGCTCCCAACACAATATGTCAAAAATTTTAAATAATTTAGGAATAGATAAAGACCTACTTCAATGGCAAGACCTAGCACTATGTCTTGGCATGGACACCAACCTATTTTTTGATTCATACGAAACGGATATTAACATAGCAAAAAGTATTGATCAGGCATGCATGTCTTGTCCTGTAATTGCCATGTGCTATAAATATGGAGTAGAGTCAGATAATTACGGTGTTTGGGGCGGAGTTTATCTAAGTTCTGGCACACCAGATAAATCAAAAAATGCACATAAGACAAAAGAAATAAACAAAAAAATAAAGGGACTACATGGCTAACTTTATAGATAAAGACAAAAATCATTTCCAGTATGGCGTTAACGAATGGACTGGAGAAGCCAACAAGCCAGTTTTTTACACAAAAGAAATGGCAAAAAAAGTGAGAGAATTAAAAAGCCCTTCACACGACTTACAGATGGATATTGTAAAGTATCCTGAATTTTTAGCAATAAGATTATATGAAAACAATTTTTCACAGTACGATGGCAGTATGAGAATGAGAGTTATAGATTATATCGAAATGGTTAAAAGGATCCTAGAATCATATGGGGTACGAGTCGAGTTGGAGGGGAAACCAGGTGGAAGAGCAGGGTGATGTTGCATCCATTGTTTATATTATTCCTGAGCAAAGATATGGAGTAATAGTATCACAGGGGGCATACATGTCTTCTATAAGATACCACGATGGTTTTGAAGAAGTTGTTGAGCTTTTTGATACAAGCGATTTCATTATTTCAAATGAAATTGGGATTAATAATACGGAGGAAAATTAATGGAGAAAGTATTATGCTATTGCTGCAATAAAAGTAAGGCTAATTTAAACCTAAAGAGATCCAGCTTGCTTGCAATAAATTTACTTATGTGTGAGACATGCATAAACAATAAATTTGAACCTAGATGGACAATAATTTTGTGTGGTAGACAACACGGACACGAAATTGTAAAAGATTATATATCTAAGAAAAGATATGTTGGAGAAGACATAAAGGCTGCAGAACTGTTAGTTTAAACACTTTTTAGGGTATAATTAGATATAATGTTTAATCTTACCCAATTAATAATAACTCTGTCTGCCGCACTTTGTAGTGGACTAATAGGCGTATTCTTTAATTATAAGCAAGCAAAGAAAAAAGAATTAGTTCGATTAGCAGAAAAACAACACGATGGCCTTTTAATTGAACTCAAAGATTTACAAATAAAACTGTATAAACTAGAAAGAGATTTAGATGAGTGGAAGCAAAAATACTACGATGCCCTGCAAGAATTAATTCATGTAAAATCTGACCTAGAAGAGTCATTGCTTAAACTAGAGCACATAGGCGTCCATATTGACGCTGATGATACGCTCCAAATAGACAAATAATTTTAAAAATAGTATACTAAAAACATGACCTGTATAGTAGCTATTGCCCAAAACGGAACCGTATATATGGCTTCCGATCATGCCGCATCAGATGATAAAAGCGGAGTAATTATTTCCAGAAGAGAGCCAAAGTGTTTTAAGGTGGGGCAATACGGAATAGCATTTACTGATTCATTTAGAATGGGTCAGATACTTCAATACTCATGGGCCCCACCAAAATATACTCCAACAAAAACTAATTCTGGATTAGACAAATTTATGAGAACTAAGTTTATTGATTCTGTTAAAGACGCTTTTAAGGAAAATGGCTACGGAAGCTATGGTACATCTAGCGAAAATGATGGAGACAGCGGAGGAGTCTTTATGGTTGGCGTATGCGGCAGACTTTTTACAATTGATGAAGACTTTCATGTAGGAGAAAATGTTGTAAACTACATGGCAGAAGGAAGTGGCGGTGCATTAGCACTAGGAGCCTTGCATGCAACAAAAAAACAAAGAAACCCTAGACTTAGACTTAAGGCTGCTTTAGAAGCGGCAACTGAGTTTAATATGTGCGTAGCAGGACCCTATACATACATTCAGGTTTAAGGTATAATAATAATATGAAGATTGCTCTCATAATATCGGCTACCATATCAATCATTTTATTGAGTTTTTTTCTAAGAATCTTTGCAAGAAGGTTCAAGGTTGGCATATACTACATAGATAAATATGAAGAAGCAGTGCAAGATGCTATAAGCGAAATAGAAAAAAAAGATCCAAGATATATCCCACCCGTTGATTATGATAAGGCAATGGATCTAAGAGGCACACCGACACATGTTTGCCCATGCGGGTCACAAGTTTGGCTACTTAAAGTTACATTTGTAGACTATGAAATATCCAATTACTTTTTAGACATGGAATGTCTAATGTGCGGTAGCTTTGCAACCGCACCAACACCAATAGATAAGGCTAATCATGAGGAAATCTAAAAAAATCAAAGATTTAGAATCTAGAATAGACGAACTAAGCATAATGACACAAACCCTAATATCATTAGTTAACGATATTATGGACAAAAACAATAAAAAGTCCGATTTAGACGCTGGGAAATGGTACAAAGACAAGTCTTGACAATCAGCTTTTATTTAGTATAATTAAGATATGAAAAATAAACTAATAACGGCGGTACTTACTTTATCACTTCTATCTCCTGTAGCAATTTCACAGGCATCTGGTGCAAACGCACCAGTTCTAGCAATCCTAGACACAGCAATCGATACATCAATTCCAGGTCTTCAAGGTAAGATCGTAGGAGAAGTTTGTATCCTAGAATACGCTTTATGTCCAAACGGAACTAATTTTCAAGAAGGCAGCGGAGCTGCTTCTATGCCATCAAACTTAATTACTAAAAATGGGTTTGACCATGGAACACTTATGGCTAGCACTGCAGTTCAATATAATCCCAATCTAAAAGTTCTTTTTATTAAAATTATTGCAAATACTCCAGAAGGTCTGAGAAAGCCAACTGGTGAATCAACAATTTCAGCAGCGCTATTTTGGTTACAGGAAAATGCTGCTAGATATAATGTAAAAGCAGTTTCTATTTCACAAGGAAGTAGCGGTATGCTTGGTCAGGCTGGAACACAATACTGCCCAACATTCCCAAGAACAATAACAGCAGTTCAATCTTTAAATGCAATGTCTATTCCAGTATTTTCTGCAGTAGGTAATGCACGTAGTTACTCAAGAATTGATTGGCCATCATGTATCCCAGATGTAGTATCTGTAGGTGCAGTAGATCAAATTGGTGAGATTACTTCTTATAGTAATAACGATTCTGCGCTATTAGATTTCTTTGCTCTAGGCAATATGCCTGCAGTTGGGCCAGGAAACATTACTAAGAATATCGCTGGAACTTCTTCTGCTACACAGGTTGCAGCAGCAACTTATATATCTTTATCTGTAAGTACTGGTAAATCTGGCAGTGAGCTAATTGAAATAATGAAGGCAAATGCTGCTAATACTTCTGGAAGACAAGGATCTTTTAAGAAAAGGATTACCTCTTCTGTATCCACAATACTTGCAACACCAATTAATACTTCAGCAGCCGATGCAGCAGCAAAAGCAGCAGCCGATGCAGCAGCAAAAGCAGCAGCCGATGCAGCAGCAAAAGCAGCAGCCGATGCAGCAGCAAAAGCAGCAGCAAAAGCAAAATTACAATCTGAGGTCAATGCAGCAATTGCTGCAGCAGAAACACAATATCAGAATGAACTAAAAATTGCACAGGATAAACTTGCTGCAACCAAAGCACTTTGGCTGGCAAAGCTTAATGGCTGAATTAACAGTAATGGATGAAATTGTCGGGGAGGTTGCTGAGGGCCTATATAAAAAATGGGTCTCAGCAATGCCTGATGATGAAAAGAACGAACAAGCCTTTAGTGCAATGTCAAAAAATGCACACGAAACAACCCTGTTCGTAATACAAGACTTCATGAATAGATTTAACGCAGCAGCAGAGGAACTTAAAGACAAATGATAGTAACAGACGAAAGTTTTGATAAGGTTCTTAAAGCCCACAATTTAATCCTTATCGACTTTTGGGCTGAATGGTGTGGTCCTTGCAAAAAAGTATCTCCAATACTAGATGAGATATCAAATGAGTGCGGGCTCTGGGTTGGAAAGTTAAATGTTGATGAGAATCCATTGAAATCAGATGAATTTGACATAAAGACTATCCCAACCATGATACTATTTAGTTATGGTAAACCAGTCAAGACAATAACAGGAGCAAAGCCAAAGCACGTGTTACTTGAGGAGTTATCAGAATGGATTTAGAGTTTGATTCGGAAGATTCTAGCCATTTAGAGTTTCAAATATGGCTGAAGAATGGTTATGATCGAGGATGGGTATCGGACGTATTTTGCGATACACACGAAGGCCCTCCATTATCAGATGCCGAAATGATTGATTGGGAAGAGGGTGGAGATCCATGCTCATTCCACGTAAAACTACATGAATTACACTAAACAGCGACATTTGATAAAGAAAAACGTCTTACATAGTGTGAACATGTCACAAAATTCTGTATTTAAATAATACAGAGGAAATAAGGAGAATAAATTAAATGAACTCATTTAAGAAAATATCGCTAATCATCGCTGCAGCCCTGACTAGCACAATGCTTGTAACGCCAGCAGCTAACGCTAACGCTGGAACTGTCACACTAACAGTGGCGGGATCTGCAGCAACGGGTGGAACAGTTGTAACAACACCTGTATCACTACCAGTGCCAGCAGATAACAGCATCGACGCAGCAGATGCGTTGAAAATTGCAGTTACTGGTGTAGACACTGGAACTGTAGTAACAGCAGTTGCAGTAAATGCAACTCTTGTGCCAGCACTTGCAACTACTGCGACAGCAGTAACAGCATCTTCTGGAACATCAACACTGTCAATTGCGACAGGAACTGGAACAGCAGCAGACTTTTATGTATATACTAAAAGTACAGCAGTAGGTTCAGTATCTATTACTCGTGCAGGAACAACAACAGTTTATTATGTACAAGGTACCGCAGGTGCTTTGAACTCAATTACTTTGTCTGCTCCAGCATCAGCAGCAGCAGGTACATCACAAGTTCTTAAGGTATCTGGATACGATGTATTCGGAAATCTAAAGAGTGGAGCCACAATTAATACTTTAGTTTCAAGCTCTGGAACAGCACTATCAACAGCGCTAACAACTGACTCAACAACAGCGACACTTGGAACAAAAGAGCAGACAGTAACAATGCCTGCTACTGGTTCAGTAACAGTAGTTGCATATGCAACAGTAGCAACAGCCGTAACAGGTTTAGCAGCACCAATCGGTTCTGTAAGCGCTACAATTGTAGTACGTGATGTTGTATCAGAGCTTGCGGTAGTTAACGCAGCGTTGGCAGCAGAAAGAGCGGCTCGTGCAGCAGATAAGATTGCATCAGATAAGGCACTTGCAGATGCAAAGACTTCATCAGATTCAGCAACAGCAACTTTAAAGGCAGAGAACGAAGCCCTAAAGAAGACTATTGCAGATCTAAAGACAAAGTTCAATGCTTTGGCTAAAAAGTGGAACGCAAAGTTTCCTAAGCTAAAGGTAAATTGGATTAAGTAATTAATTTAATTAAAGGGGCAGGGCTTAGGCCTTGCCCCTTTATCATTTAAATGATAGAATTAACATATGAGATTTCATTGGATGGAAAGAGGCGGAGATACTAGCATTGACCATCTCAATACAATTTCCAATATAGTTGATGAGTTTGGGTACGAGTCCATTCTTCTTGTGTATCATTCAAAAATTGATGATAATTGGATTAAAGCCGCTAGAGTCTTAGATAAAGGCCATAAATTTAAGTACATGCCTGCAATTAGAACATACGCCATTAGCCCAGAATATTGTGCAATGATATGCAAAGCTTTTTATAATATATCCCCAGACAGACTTATGCTTAACATTGTATCTGGAGATTTGCACGAAGAAGAGACTTCGGTAGAAGACATAATCTGGTTTGGTAAAGATCTAAATACTCCAGAAAAAAGATTAAAATATACAGATGAATGGATTTTAAAATTTAATACTCTAGCTGGCAATACAGTATCAGAAATAGTTATGGGCGGGCATTCCAACGAAACAAGGCTAATGGCCGAAAAGTATAATGCTACACACCTTGCAATGCTAAACATGCATAAGCAATCTTATGAGGATCCAAATTTTATTAAAAATAAAAAACAAATGCTTTCATTTAGTATCATTATAAATGAATCAGAATCAGAAATAAAGGATATGATGTCCAGAAGTCTAGGTTCTGATAGATGGACAATATACGGGAATAAAGATAGTGTTAAAAAACAGTTGATTGATTTAAAGAAATTAGGAGCAACTGATTTATTAGTTAGTCCTCATCCAGAGGATAGTAATGTCTCATCAATACATTATTTAATAAAAGAAATGATAGGAGAACAAAATGGAATCAAATAAAAGAAGTTTATACAAATCAATTACATGGCCAGCCGTCCATATTGGATTTGTTAGCACGATGGTGTATTCTTTTGAAAAAATTATAACTGGAGAAGCCCACTGGGAGTATGCTGGAGCATTTGCAATTGTGTACACTGCATGTGAAATAGTGGGATACTTCATTCATGAAAGAGCATGGGCCAAGTTTGGGAGTAAATTAAAATAATATATGCTTAATGGGCTATGTGAAATAAAAGATTGTAAGGGTAAGGCATCCAGAATAGGAAGTTTACCTGAGTCTGGCATAATAGATATGTGTGCAGATTGTTATCAAGAATTGTATAAGGTGTAATGAATAAATACATGATAAAGGCAGTGCAGCTCGATGTTAACGGGCTGTGTAATTCAGCATGCTGGTTTTGTCCAGTTGCATATGCAGGTAATCCAAAATCTGCAATAAGAGATATGCCTCTGTCAGAAATAGAAAATATATTTATTCAATTAACTGATGGCAAAGGTGATTTTGTAGATCCAGAATTAAAAATGGTATATTCAGCTAATTACAACGAAGTTCTTTTATATAAAGAATTTGATGCCATGATGGATCTATATTCAAAATATAATTTTAGAACAAATATACTCACTAATGGAGTTAATTTAACTAAATCTAAAACAGAGATTTTAATAAAGCACAGGGATTCTATTGATGGAATATTATTAAACATTCCATCATCTGAAGCCGATACCTGGTCTAAATACGTTAAAATGAATGTAAAACTATTTCCAAAAGTTATAGAAAATGTAAAGTATTTTATAGAAGAAAACAATAAGTTAGATAAGCCAATCTTTATTCATTTGATGATTAATGGCATTAACGATTTATCTTTAACTAAAAATGGTGGCTGGCTAGATCTTCTTGAAAATGCACCAAAATTAGATTTAGATGTTCAAACAGGAGATTTAAAAAAAGAGCATGACCGATTTAAAGAAATGTTCCCTAGCCTGAGCATAAGTACAGCTAATCATTTATATGATAGGGCAGCGCATTTAGAAACATATAAAATAATGACTCAAGGTCCAGCTATAGAAAAATATTTAATGCCAAAGGGTAGTCGTGTTATAGGCTGCTCTGGTGGCATAGAGGTAAGAAGTAGAACTAATGAGTGGATACATATAAACCCCAATGGAGATCTATTTATATGCTGCGCTGATTATGATTTTGAAACGGTATATGGAAATGCATTTAATACTTCAATAAAAGAAATATGGCATAGCAAAAATAGGTCTGACATGGTTGAAAATAGCTACTCTAATATGTGTAGAAGCTGCTCTGCGGCCATTTGGGGCGACTAATGTGTTGGTTATGTGGATGTGCAGATCATATAGGCCTAGGTAATAAAAGGGATGAAGATTCCGATTCTAATCAACCAGATGGTATAATAGACCAATGAGTAGATTTCTAGAACTACTTAAATAAATAACCTATAGGAGTACAACATGTCAGACGGAAAAGATTTAAAAGGATTTAACGAAACAAAGCCAGTAGGATCATCACCATGGGCAACAGAAAATTACACAGAGGCACCAGCAGCTGCATTCCCAGCTTCAGATGTTTCTAACCAAGCATCAGCACAGGGCCCAAAGTAAAAATGGGTCTATTTGATCAAGAAGAAGTTACTGCTCCAACAGTTGAAGCAGCGGTTGCACAAGCAGTTAAACCTGTAGAAGCAGCTATTGCACCAAAGCCAGTCGTATCTGCTGCTAAGTGCACAAGAGACACAAGAGGCGAAGCCGATTGTGATGTTAAAGATTGTGAGAATTGCAAATAATGTGTTACGAATGCGGATGCGAGTCAGTAGGAAGCACTAAAGGTGTAACTCCAGTTACAGTTGTAGAT